ATTCAGCTAAAGCGGTTGGGATAAACATTGCAGGAGAAGGACTAGAAGAACTTGTGACTGAGGCCGTTCAAGGCGAAATTGATATGTATTACCAACTTGAAGACGGACTGACTTATAAAAAAGTCGCTAATCGCATGGTCAACGCCATGATGATCGGTGGGTTTAGTGGTGGCTTGATATCAACTCCGGGGGCGGTAGCAAAAGGAATCTTAGACGCACAAAAAGTTTATGAAGAAACTGGAATTGATCTTAGACCAGAACGTCAGGAATTTGTAGAAATAAAAGTTCCGTATGAAATAAAAAATAAAGGTTATCCAGATCCGAATACGGAAGAAACAATTATCACTCCTGACTCTTTAAATGTGGAAGAAGTTCAATTAGCTCAAGTTGTTGATAATGCGTTAGAAACAAAAGCTCATAAAGATCCCGGTGAAGAAAACCTTGATTATCTCGGCAATGCAATCGGGGGCATGGTTCAGCGCGAGGTTGAGAAGGATGTTTTTGAGGAAGATATCAGAGAGAAAACTGTTTCACGTGAAACTTTGACGCCTGAACAAGAAGCCTACCAGAAATACAAAGTTCGCTCAGTTGAAGACATTGCCGCAACGCCTATTGAACAGCTCGATCAATTGAGCGACGAAGAACTTCTGACTTGGTACGAAGAGAACGAACCCAAAGACTTAAAGTCGGACGAGAACATTCTTCAATCCAAAAAGATCCACGCCGCTTTATTAAAAGCTGGCGACCTTGAGTCTGCCACTAATCTTCGCGAGCAAATAGACTCCACCTCCGAAGCCGCAGAAGTGACCAGAGCCGCAATGAAAGAAGCAGAGGCGAGCTTTGTGCCTGAAGAGAAGGTCGCTGCCAAAGAAGAGAAGGCCGAGACCAGGACGCAACGACTCTATCAGGAATTAGAGGAACTTGACGAAACCAAGATAGGGCAGATCCGACCTGAAGAGTACCGAAAGAAAGTTGAAGACATTGTTACCGAGATACAGACCTTGCAAGCGCGAGAACGACCTGCGCCGACAAAGGCCGCTCCGATTACCGTTAAAGAAAAGAAACGCATTCTGAAATCTGATATTCAAACGCTCGCCAAAGAAAAGAATGTGGCAGATAAAGCCTTCGCTTTGGCGTGGAATAAGAGCCTTAAGAAAGCAGACAAGGAAACGTTCACCAAAGAGGTCGGTGAAGAAAAGATCAAGAAGGGCTTTAAATCGGAATGGAATGGAAAGAAAGTCGACGAATCTTTAGGCAAAAAGATCATTCGATGGATTAAGAAAGTCGTCGCAGATATCAAAAAGAAGCTGGCTAGCGAGCGCGGCTTTGCGCGAATTGGCAAAGGGAAAAAGAAACCTTCGGCGAAAGAAATCAAACCAATTATTCATGAAAAAGTTGGGCTTGCGCGGCCTTCGAAATTAATCATTCAGACCGAGAAGGCTGCTTTAAAAAAGCAATTCAGAGATCAGGCCAAGGCCGCTGGAACTGCCTTCCTCGCTGGAGCCAGAGAAACAAAATCCAAGATGTCTAAGAAGCGCAAAGACGAGATTCAAAAAGAAAAGTTTATCCGAATGATTAAGCGTATGCCGATTCAGGGTATGCACGCTCAAGAAAAAGCACAAATCATTAAACTGAAAGAAGAGTTAAGAGGTAAGAAGACGCTTGATGAGATCCGCGCTTTGCATGAAGAAATCTGGCTGATCAAAGAATACGGAAAACAGCGGCATGAACTTCTCAGAGAATTCAGAAAAGTCAAGCGCGAAGCTGAAGTTGAGCGACTTATTGAAAACGCATTGGCTGGCAAATCACTTTCTGAAAAGACCTATCTCAAAGAAGAACTGAAAGCCAAACCCTTAGATACCTTAAAAGGGTTGCACGCTTCTGTTCTCTCTCCGACCCGCGTTATGGATAAGCTTGATACCGGAAAAGGCACATTTACCGGGGAGCATAACGAATATTTATATAACCGGGTTGATGAAAGTTACAACAATTATTTGATGGCCCATGAGCGATTGATGGAGAAGATCAATGCAGCAATGAAAAAACATGACATTGATCTTAATTCATTATCTCGCGTTTATACAATTCAAGGGAAGAAAGTTCAATACGACGAGATGCTTGGATTTTATGTCCAAATGCAGAACAAGGAGAATAAGCAGGCTTTGATTGAAGGCAACGCGCTTTCGGAATCATTTTTGAATGAAGCTATTGAAAAAATAGAACCGAAAGATAAGAAATTTGTCGATGAATTGCATGGCGAGCTTTTTTCAGATGAAGAGTTTGAGCGTCTAAACAGAGCAGTGCTTGATTATACAGATGGGAAAGAAGACCTGAAGCGGGTCGCAGGAAAATATCTCCCTATGTATAGGCAGAATCCGGTCAAAGATCAGGCGATGGATAAAGAAATTATAGACGCTTTTGCGTCTCGCGCTGGATTGAAAAAAGCATATACGGAAGCGGGATTTAAATATGCTCGGAAGAAAGTTCCAAAAGCGTTCCAGACTCCAATCAAGACTGGATTTATGAATCTTGTTTTCGATCATATTCAAAGACGAGAGTATTTTATCTCCAGCGCGAACATCGTAAAAGATGTTCAATATCTTGTGAATCATCCTAAGTGGCAGAGAGCGGTTATCCAAGAGCACGGCAAAGAAACATTACGGGTCATGCAGAATTGGGCGAATACGGTTGCGAACCCTTTTGGAGTCTATCGGCAATACAGCCCTATTGATAAATTTGTTGCGACGATGCGTCGGAATTCTGCCGTTGTTTATTTGGGATTGAACGTCATCACAATGGCAAAACAATTTCCATCGGTTGCTTTATTTCTTTCGGAAGGAATTAGCCCAATTGAGATTTCGGGCGGAGTCAAAACGTTAACAACTGATTGGAAAAATCAAGTCGCGATGATTCATAAGTTAAGCCCGCAAATGAAGAATCGTTCTATTGAACGAGAATTGGATGAAATCAAAAAATATGATGCTTCAAAATATCAACGCGCCATAAATAAATATGGACGCGGCGCAATGGAGGGAATCCGTTTTATCGATCAAGTGGTTACGCATTCCGGTTGGCTAGCAAAGTTTAATCAGCTACAGAAGACCGGAGAATACAGTGTCAGAGAGGCGGCTAGAGAAGCAGACCGCATGATCTTTAGGACACAACCGATTTCCACGCCCAAAGACGTTGCTGATATTTACACGCGAGGAGAGTTTCTAAGCGCAATGCTCATTTTCACAAAACAGATTAATCAAATCTTTGGAATGATCACCCATGATATTCCTGCAAGAGCCTTTAAAGGTAATAAGCAAATGCAAGGCTTGGCCGGTGGTATAGGGGTTGCGTTGTCGGCAGCAATGATTTGGATGATGTCTCATGGAAGGCTTCCGAGAGACGAGGAAGACGCAAAAGAAATGATGCGAGATCAAATCGGTTTGATCCCTGTGATCGGCGCACCACTTAAATCATATGCGACTGGTTTTAGGGATAATTCCTTTTTGGCTTATAAGCCTTTCCTTCTTTTGGCTGATATCATTCGAGCCGGTTATCAGGGTAAGTGGATGCGAGCCGGGGAAAAGGCTGCTGAAGCCGGAGCCTTTGCGGTTCCTTACCCCTTCTCCCAGCCTCGGCGTACCATCAAGGGTTTGATTGACATCGAATCCGGGCGCACAAAAGATCCTCGCCGGTTGATTTATAGCGAATGGGCTCTCTATGGAAAGTACGGAAAGAGCAAGATCTTTAGGGATATGGAAGTGCGAGATCGTTCTAAGTATAAGCGGTACAAGTCTTTAAGCAAAGAGGTCAAGAATCAACAAAAAGCCATAGCAGAAGAAGGGCCGGTTCGGTCTGGCAAATCTAAATTTCCAGAGCCTCTCAAGCGCATCACGCTTAGTAAATCCGAACTCATTAAAATCATTGACGCTAACATTACCTCGTACAACAAAACCCCGTCCGAAAACAAAATGAAACTTGTAGTTCGGCAGCTTGAATCCTTCATCAAAGAATAGGCCCAAAAATTAAATGCTAAAGAAAGTTGACACCACAGCCGTATGTGCTAGTATCTAACTGACTCAGGTAGTTGGGGCAGTATTAAAACGCAATCTACAGGAGGTTGACATGGAACAGACAGGTTGGATTTTACTAATTGTGATGGCATTGCAAGTAGCGACTGCTTCGGGCGTATATCAAATATTATCGATACTGGGTTCCTGATGGCCGACAGCAGCAGAGAGCCCAAGAAAGTAAATAAGTATTGTGATAAGTGCGAAAAGATCACGGAGCACAAGTCCACAGGTGACGTGATTTGGTGTGGTGAGTGTGGTCATAAGGACATAGGCAATTAAGGGAAAGAGAGGCGGGATGATTATTGATCCCGCTTTTCTTTGTGCGGGTTAGAACGAAACGGCATAGTTTCCTCCGGTATTGATTAACGGTTGATAAAATTCAAACTTTAGATTTAATTTATCAGGAGAACCAAATGTTCACAGGTCTAAAAGAAAAATTGACAATAAAATGCGCGATTGAATGGTGCGGAGAAACGTTTATTAGAAAAACTCCGTGGCATAATTGCTGTTCAACAAAACATCAACACGAATATTATTTGATTCGCGAAGCCAACAAGGTAATGAAGAAAGCGGGGAGATGATGAATCATGAAAAATATGACGAGTTGTTGCAAAGCATTCTAGCAACAGTTGCCGTCATTGGTCTTGTTTTTGTAATGGTTCTCACAATCATTCTTCTAGCCAAAGACGCTTTCGCGCATCCGATTGATATGGATGCAATCGCAACGATCGAATCGTCAAACAATCCAAAAGCTTTTAACGAGCAGTCAGGAGCGCGGGGACTTTATCAGATCACGCCTCTTTGTCTCAAGCATTACAATCAAGCAGTAGACGAAAAACCAATCATTCCTAAACGACATTGGAATTGTAATAAATCAGGAGAATATTGTGTTTATTCGTACACTGGCATTGGTGAGAAGCCTGGATATAGTGAAAACTACACTAAAGACGACTTGTTTGAGCTTGGAATTAACAAAGCAATCGCCAATTGGTATTTCGGTTGGCTCTACGACCGAACGTGGACCATCAAAGATACTTTGATCGCCTACAATTGGGGGATCGGAAACTGGCGTAAGTGGAAATCAACACATATTCATTCAACGCATCCCCCATCATTATATTCAGGCCGCAATGAAAAATCTAATCGAACAAGTTTACCCGAAGAAACTCAAACTTATCTCGAAAGATACGAACTTCTTACCGGAACCAAATTATGACCCTCACCCAATTCAATAATTTGTTCGATCCAATTCTCAAGCGTCAACGCGCAAGAGTCCGACTTCTGAAAATCAAATTAAAAAAACATTACGTGGGCGTCGAAAGACCAGATGCGTCTGCCACACTACCGCGCCAGTTCATTGCGAATACGGCGGTATGTGGACCCACATCAACACCTAGAGGAGGACAGAATGGAAACTAAAGACGCGGTGAATGAAATTTTGGAGAATTGCGAGCGGGTTCGCTCTTGGCTTAATCACGAAGGTAAGGAAGTTATGACAAGAACTGACGCAGAGGATGTTCTATTTAAGGCAATTTTTCAAATTCGAAAGCACTTCAAGGGAGAATAAAAATGTTAATCAATAAAGCGCACGTCAAAGAATTTGCTTTGAAGCTTGAGAGTGATCGGCATCCGACGTTTCCGGGTTTAGCAAGGCTACGTGTTTCGCATAAATTCTTTGAAATGTGCGAAGCGCATTTAAACACGTTTATCAGAAACCAAATTTACAATCGTTCAAACGGAGCAGGACCAAAAACAATTTAAAGGAGAAGACAATGGGTGAGCAAATCGAAAAAACAAAAGTTGAAGTACAAAGAAAACAAGATGCTGAGTATGCAGAGAATTCCCCTGCAAACATGATCCGATTGGCTATCAGTGGCGGGGCTGGTTTAGATCAGGTTGAAAAACTTATCGAACTTCAAGAGCGCTGGGAAGCTAACGAAGCGAAGAAAGCTTATCATAAAGCAATGTCTCAGTTTAAAGAAAAGCCGCTTAAGATCGTCAAAGACAAACACGTTAAATTCGCTACGACAAAAGGCGGAATGGATTATCACCATGCGTCGCTTGCGAATGTCGTTGAGACAATAACAACGGAGTTGGGCAAACATGGTTTGTCGGCATCGTGGAAGACACAACAGAACGGCCAAATCGTTGTGACTTGTAGAATTGTTCACATGATGGGCCATTCAGAAGAGACAACGCTTTCTGCCGGGGCCGACAACACAGGATTGAAAAATTCAATTCAGGCGATGGGTAGCACGATCACCTATCTTCAGCGGTATACATTGCTTTCCGCATTAGGTCTGGCCACGCATGACCAAGACGATGATGCCAAAATGGCAGTTCCCGTTGTTACCATCGACGAGAAGCAACTAAGCCAAATTTGCGATATGGTCAACGGATACGGCGTTGATTTGGTCAAATTCTTGACATACATGCGCGTTGGATCTCTCGAAGAAATACCTAAAAAGGATTATCAAACAGCCATTAACGCATTGAAGCTAAAGGAGAAAGAATCACAATGATCGTCATAGATTTAGAACAGGGCAGCGAAGAATGGTTTCAAGAAAAACTAGGAAAACCTTCGGCATCCAACGCAAATCAAATCGTGACGTCACAAGGCAAGTTGAGCAAGCAGCGAGAGGGGTATTTGTATACCCTTGCTGCTGAACGAGTTACGGGGAAGCGGGCAGACACATACAAAAATGAAAACATGCAGGTCGGCAATGATCGGGAACAGGAGAGTCGCGATCTGTATACGCTCGTCACTGGCGAAGAAATTAAAACCGTCGGCGTGGTCTACAAGAACGATGAGAAGAAATTTCTGTGTTCTCCAGATGGAATCATCGAAAGCAAAAGGTGCGGGTTTGAAGTGAAAAACGTACTTCCAAAAACTCAAGTGAAGTATTTGCTCACTGCGAAAGTGCCGACCGAGTACATCGTTCAGATACAGTTTGGCCTTTATGTGACAGGGTTTGACCGATGGGAATTTTGCACGTACTCGCCTGGATTGCGACCGCTCATCATTCATGTAAACCGTGACGAATCGCTTATCATGGCACTTCACCACGAACTAGAATTGTTTTGTGCCGAATTAGACATGATAACCAAAAAAATAAGTTAAGGGGAAGCCATGAGCCAAAGCTTTATGATGCTAAGTCGTGAATTAAAAATGGTTTCGCTAGATTTTTCGTGGGCGCTTAATAAAGTTTGGCGGGGCTATAGAAGAGAATGTGGTAATGACGAATGCGATGGATGTAAAAATTGTAAAAATATTGAACCGCCAGTGGGTAATGGGTTTCAACTTTGGGAAAGCGTTAGTGAAGGAAGCCCTATTTCTCCAGTTTTTGAAAGCGCTGAAAAGTTATGTCGATGGCTTGCAGATACTCCAAGAGGTCACGACATTACAAATCACTTTTCTTATGCTGAATGGATGAAAATAATAAACGATGCCTGTCCTTTGATGGACATACACACAAATAAACTTTTTGAGGGGAATAAGCCATGACTGATACCTTTATTGAAACTGAATTAAAGAAATACGATGTAACAGATGCACAGATCGCAAAACTCAAAGATGAATACCTTAAACTTACAGTGATGAATCATAATGATAAAGAAAATTATTTGATCTGTAAGGAGGCGCATCAGAAGGTAAGAGAGCTAAGAATCAAGATAGACAAAAAAAGGAAGGAACTTAAAGCTTCAAGCCTTGAGTTTGGTCGTGCGGTAGATGGCGAAGCGAGGCGATTGACGTTTGGCGTTATGGAGATTGAGGTTCATCTTTTAGCGCAGCGTAGTATCGTGGAAGACGAGAAAAAACGAATTCAGGCTGAGATCGAACGAAAGCAACTTGAAGAAGAAGAACGCAAACGCAAAGAAGAGGCCGACAAAATCAAGGCCGAACGGAATCGGCTAGAAGAAATTCAGAAAGAACAGGAAGCGCGGGAACATAAGATCAAAGAGGCCGAACGGAAAATTGAAGAAGAAAAGGCCAAGCTTAAAGCGGATGCAGAGAGCGTTGAGCGTGAAAAACGCCACGCCGAAGAAGTTGAGAAGGCGAAGAAAGAAGCTGCGGATCAGGCGGTCAAAGAGGAAAAGGAACGCGCAAATCAGGAAGTAAAAGAAAAAGTGGAAGCAGAGGCAAGAGAAAAGAAAGATACCGAACGGCTTGAAGCTTTAAAGCCTGACATTGAAAAGCTTCTGATATTCGCCTTCTCAACTTCTTCGGCGTGGCGTTTTTCACGCTCAACGCTCTCTGCATCCGCTTTAAGCTTGGCCTTTTCTGCTTCAATT